GATTGGTTATATTTTCGAGGTTAAGTACGAGCTCTGAGGTCAAGTCGGTGGTCACGTAGACATTCCCTGACCCGATCTGGAGATTTTGACATTCCGTGTTCGACGTTCTGAGTGTCGCGTTCGTAATGTCGAGAAACCCGGTCGGTGAGTATATCGGCATGTTCACCTCTACTATTTGGGGAGGTTTTTTTAAACGAAAAAGTCCGAAGGAACTCTTTTTCTTACAAAGTGGGCTGCAATTTGGAGGAAATTTGTTTATTGAGGAGGGGTTGGCCAAACCGGATTCTCTGGATCTTCAGTCATCGAAGGAATATCGCGAAGAGCTTGGCGGTACACTTTCCACGCTTCTAGTGCCGATTCTGATAAATTTACATCGGCCACCGTCACTGTCCAATCAGATTGGGTGAGTAATGTATTTCGTTGTTTACGTAATATCTCAATTCCTTTTTCGTGAAATTTGCGAGTAAAGGTTTCTTCGAAAAGGTCTTTATCAGGCTTATCATACCCTTCTGGAAACTCGATCGTATCCCATGACCCACTATGTCCAAATGTATCGGGTGGAGCATCCATCATACTTCGAACCGTATCTACAAATACAATAGTGTAATAAGGATGTAACATATTCTCGCGGTTAAATGTCATTTAAGTATAGTTAGAAATAATATTTCGGAATATACATCAGTTTTATCGCTGCTCCGTTCACATATGCGGTTCCTGACTGGCTGAACATTCGCAGACTTATAGTGCGAGTACCTGCAGCTACCTTAAAAGTTCCAGACCAATTTACATCCTGCCAAGACACACTACTATCTTTATAACTATGGAAATTACCACCTTGAGTACCGGCACCTCCCACAGTATAATTATCATAGAACCCAGAAGTATCAGCTGGATCGTCACTATCTACACCAATACTCACATAAACATAATGACCTGCAGTACTGTGATTCCAATGACCATTGACACTCGCAATTAGATACCCTTCTTGAGGAATCACCACGTCAAATGTCCACAAGTTTACGTGTGCAGCTACAGTTGTCGTTGAATAACCCCATGCTGTCGGTGCATAAAATAAATTAAATTTCTCTGTGTGTGAGAAATTGACCTTGCCAGATGAATCAATTTTCATACGCTGAGCTTTGTTCGTGTGAAACTCTAAATTTCCGTCCCCACCTCGTATGCGTTCCTCGTAATCTCCGTTTCCACTCGTATTAGCATTTTTGAAATCGATCCACCCCGAAAACGACCCACTACATACTAGTTCCATGTGGGCGTAACTAGAGGCGTGTACACCCATGTGAATACCTAAAGCCTTACTGGTGTTACTTGGACCGCTATTACCAGCCACATGTAAGGCACCTTGAGGATCCGTCGTCCCTATGCCGACGTTTCCGGTGAGTGTTCTGATAGCCGCTTCCTTCGCAACGATATTTTGTGTAGCGAATACTGAACCTATACCATCATGGGGACTGTACCTGGGAGTGAATGGTAAATCAACCCCACTCGTTGCGTTTTTGCGAAGAGCGACACCTGTTACATACACTAATCTACCCCCACTGTTGTTATCAATCCTGAAAAACATATTGCTAGTCTGTGTCATTGTTAAGGACACCTGATGAAAATGCCAGTTTCCATCACCCAGGACAGTAAAGGCTGCGGACGCACCACCGGTTCCACCCGGATTAATGAAAAACTCCATATTAATATTTTGGGTCGCGAGGGTCCACAAACTGAATGTGAATACATCACCATTTTGACCTGTGATAGTACCTGGATTAAATGGACTTGTCACTGCTTCACCCCCAGTACTGTTCTGAAACGCACATATGACATCACCGGCAGTACCCGGTGGGGGTGAATGAATCGTAGAAGCTGTTACGGTACCCACACCACCCGATACACCCATATCTATAAACATGGATTGTGTATCTCCCCAATTATAGAGACCTGTGAGTATTGTACCGTCACCCTTAGCCTTATCGAATATCATACCGTTTCCGCGTACATCTAGTTTCGCACTTGATACTGGATCCGTCACCCCGATACCGACGTTGCCTTCAATAATGGTGTCACCGGACGTTCCACCTAACCGTAACTTTCCAGAATCGTTACGAATAGTGTACGTACTCGCACCTCCATCACCTGTACGACCAGATCCGTTTATGAAATGCGTAGCACCAGAACCCGTCGTCCCTGGTCTAGGAGCATTCAATATATAGGAATATACCTCACCTGTTTCACCTTGAGCTACGTTATCAACATAAATTGCTGAGGTTGTGGCATTGTCCTCAATCATCATACCCGACGTGGATTTCACGTGTAAACTCCTTTGTGGGTCAGTCACCCCGATGCCGACGTTGCCAGAGTCGATGATACGCATATATTCAGTTTTTACTTGCGAACTATTAATATGCCCCAATTTCAAACCAGAACCAACACCCTGTTCTAGGTACCCTTCAATGTATCCACCATATCCACCACCAGATGTTCCCGATAGTTGTATAGCCGTATTCGATTCACCTGGACTGGCAGCGGTCTCACATGTAAGTTTTAATAACGTTGGGTTGGTAGACGTGTGATCCGCAATTTCGAGTTTATTATCCGGACTCGTCGTCCCGATACCGACGTTGCCGCTTTTCACTATGAAATCAGTAGTTGTGGAGCTGTCGTAAATCTTCGTGAGTCCCGTCTCAACTATGACACCCACGGCTACTGTAGAATAGTCATCATCTATCGTGGAGTTTCTGTGAGAAATCTCAACTTCCACCGACGAAGCACTATCTGTTTGAATGTATATTTCATAAGTTTGGGTAGATGTATTCACATATACCTTAACTTCATTACTTGCACTAGTCCCTATGATCATGGGTTCGGTGACGCGGTAGCTTCCAGAATTTCCATGGAAGTTAAATTGGATAGTTTTAACATCACCGTCAAGCCGTGCCATCTTAACACGCATATTGATCCATTGCCACGCGTTCGTACTATATGACCCCGTAGCAATCTTCCAGTTTGAGGCATTTCCAAAATACTTCATCAACTTGATATATCTACCGTTTCCATCCAACGCCTCTTGTTTAGATGTACCATTCGTATCAAATGAAAATTTTGAACTGGCTACCGTGACATCCCCATTAAACGCTGCTCCATTAAACGTTGTAGGCACGATAGCCGCAGACCCATCGAAAGCAACACCGCCGATATTGACGGATGCGGCTAATGCAGATGCAGTTGTTGCGTTTCCTGCGAAACCCGCCGCGGTCACGGTTCCACCCACCGTTAATTCTGTTGAAACGTAGGCGTTCCCGACCACGTGTAGATTGGACGTGGGTCCGTCGACATCGACCCCGATCCCCAAACTCGACTTTACCGTATCGATGACAACGTTCGAAGTCGCGCCGACGAACGTAGCTTTGTTCGTTCCCTGAAACTTTAGGATACCGTTCGTGGCCATATCTACTATTTGGGGAGGTTTTTTTAAAGGCGTTTCTTACAAAGTGGGAGGCACTTTGGAGGAAATTTGTTTATGCTTCAGTTTCGTCCCATGATTGAGTTTCTTCATTCCACGTATACATTTTATCACCGGAAGGGTAAGGTAATGGGGGTTGCCATATACATTGGTCATCGAGTGTCCATGAAGGGAATGGTTGAGGTGCCGAGAAGTTATCCTTGGCTGGATGGTACGTGAACCCTACCCCTGCGAAGTTTTTACCTTCTATGTTTTCATAGGTTCTGAACCAAGTTCCGTCTAACTCGTAATCACACCAAAGTTTACTCTTCGCTCCAATAACACGAAGAACTTCATTGGTTTGTGTATTTATTTCTGCAAATTCAGGCATTCTATACCTATTACAGATATCTTATTATCACGATTCCCGAGCCACCGTCACCACCGGCCCCCGCACCTGCACCACCCGAACCTCCACCCCCCCCACCTCCAGTGTTTGCAGTCCCATTCTGCCCCGCGGTTCCACCATTACCACCACCACCTGTACCACCTGTACCGTGTGTACTACCACGACTTCCTCCGCCACCACCACCCGCATAGTATGAACCGAAATATGTCAAACCAACCCCCCCGTTACCACTTGTTGCAGCCATTCCTGAACCCGCCGAATTTTGACCAACTGCACCAGCACCTCCACCACCCGCCCCGGCCAGGGTACTCTGATATCCGATACCTCCAGTGTTCCCAAATTGACCCGAGCCTGTAGCAGTACCTGGTGTAGTCTGGGTATGAGTTCCACCACCCCCCGAACCACCACCAGTTGCGTTCTGTGCGGGGCTATATTGTCCGCCAACCCCACCCCCTAACGCTACAAATCCGGAAAAAGATGAATTGTTTCCTTGAGCAGGTGCACTAACATTTCTACCACCAACCCCACCTGCACCCCTCGTAATATAATACGAACCAGGATTTATAGATACGGTTCCGGTCATCAAACCACCCGCACCTCCACCCCCACCTTCGTAACTTCCCCCACCACCTCCCCCACCAGCGACCACCAGGTACTCAATTTCACCACCCGAAATCACCGTAAAAGTATCCGAAGTCGTGAATGTATGAATTTTGTATCCACTAACTTCTGTAATAGTACCACCTGTCGCATTGACACCACTTATGAATGACCATAATGTACCGTTATAGAATTCTAACTTTCCTACACCTGTATTAAACCTAATCATACCCGTGACCCCAGTGGGTTGTTGTGCAGTCGTCCCACTCGGAACGACTATGGCCCCAGTTCCCGCGACGTGGAGGGATGCATCCGGACTCGTCGTCCCGATACCGACGTTTCCCGCGGTATCGAAGTGCATATTGGTTTCCTCGACAATCTCACCGTCACCTGTATAGGCTAACGCACTCGCTGCGTAATTCCCACCACGCACAGGCTTCACGTGGAAACTACTGGCTGTGGTGGAGTCAAGTGCAACCCCCGTCGCATTGAGAATAATAGAGTTGTCTCCCTGATCAGTCTCACCCGCTAGGTATCCGACAGCGATGGCGTTGACCCCCTGATCGGTCTTACCCGCTTCGACCCCCACTGCGACGGCTTTGGTTGACTGACTGGTCTTACCCGCTTGGTACCCTATAGCGGTGGCGTCCTGTCCCTGTGTCGAATTACCCGCTAGATACCCCACAGCGGTGGCGCGACCCTGTTGGCTTGACGCACCCGCAAGTTGTCCCACAGCGACGCTGTAAGCTCCTTGACTCGTCTGACCCGCTTGACCCCCTATGGCCACGGCTGAATCTGATTGAGACGTCTGACCCGCTAGATTCCCTACAGCGGTGGCGAAGCGGGTTTGAGACGTTTGACCAGCTTGGTACCCCACAGCGACGGTGTTGACCCCCTGACCGGTCTCACCCGCTTGGTACCCCACAGCAACGGCTCTCTCCCCAGTCGCATTGATAAAGACGACATCGTTCATCTTCAAGTTTGAGGAAATGGAAATATCTCCCCCCACAGAGACGTTCCCCGTGGTGGTGAAGGCTGTCTCTGGGTTCGTAAACTGGATCGTGTGTGGTGTGACGTTCCCCGTAGCGGTGATCGCCGAGAGTTCGTGTTGTGCCTCGACCGTCACCGTACCCATGGTCATGGTTCCACCGAGTTCGAAGTTCGTGCTGACGTAACAGTTTCCGACAACGTGGAGGTTCGCGTCTGGACTATCAATCCCAACCCCTATCTTTCCTGTGAGCGTATCAATCACGGCATTCGATGTGTTACCCACCCCCTTGAATGTGACTTTATCCACATCCGTGAAGACAAGTTGACCGTTCGCGGACATATCTACTATTTGGGGAGGTTTTTTTAAACGAAAAAGTCACTTGGAACGAGTGGCTCTGCCACTCGGTGTGTTTTTTCTTACAAAGTGGGATGCACTTTGGAGGAAATTTTATAAAATGGATTCTTCGATTTCGGGTGGTGTATACGCCAATACGAGTTGTTTTTTCGTTGCACCGGCAGGCATGGTTCCGTTTTCGAGGTGACGTTCGGTTTCGTCACGGTAAATGCGGGTACACTCAGTCTCTGAGCGAGTGACCACAGCATTTTTAATGTATTCTTCTGGATCTGCACAAAGGGTTTCCATACACTTTGTACACACATCGTTCATTGTGATGGTAAACGTGGACGTGTTATCGTCATTTTTCGTATACGTGGTCGTACACTCTATCGCGGACATATACAATGACAAAAGAAAATTATCCGATCATAAATCCGCAAAATCCAGCTCCATTACCGGAGTGTACGGCAAAATTTGTAGACACATCCACATAATCATTCACTGCGAGATCCATTATGGCTGTAATACCACCCATTGCACCGTAATTATATGTCAGGGCCCCCGGCCGGTCTGGTTGGGTATGGTAATTTCTTATTGAATAAACACCATTTTTACCAATAAAATACTGACAGCCAGTTCCAGCTGCGACATCGGATTCAGTAAACCCATGAAAAGAAACAAAGTATCGCCCGGCAACCGTTGCAGTGACCCTCCCCGTACTTAGCGTGACTGTACAGTTTTGAGCGGGAACATAATTAGTGGTAAAATTTAGAGTACCCGAAGAAATTGTACCAGTATCCCACATATTCCACGAAGGAACGTTCGATTTTATGACACCGTTCACATCAAGTTTTTGAGCCGGACTCGTCGTCCCGATACCGACGTTGCCTCCATTTGGTTGTAAGCTGAGTGGGTATTCTGTTCCCATAGATGTTGTGTCCGCAACCTGTAACCATGTAGTCCATGGTGAACTACCCTTTGTTCCGATATCAAGGGCGACATTGTAATTATCTCGAACCCTGAATATCCCATTTGACGTGCCTTCACCACCAGTTGTAGGTGGGACACCCCCCGAATCTCCTTCTATATTCAACTTAGTAACCGGACTCGTCGTCCCGATACCGACGTTGCCATTTTTTAAATAGAAAGAAGATGCTTCAAGAGTCATGGGATACTGCGTCCCCGTAGAACGATCGATTGATTGAATATATGTACTATCTTGACCACCATTTGTCGCATATCTCATATATATACCCTTCCCAGCTGTAGAACTCCACGCTCCACTATTCGCTGCTACTAAGAAATCACCATTGACTTCTAATGGGACATTAGGACTCGTCGTCCCGATACCGACGTTGCCGTTTGGATTCCAAACCATAATATCATCCAAATCAACCACACCAGCCGAGTTTTGATGTCTGATTTTTAGTAAATCGGTTGCTCCACTGTGAGCGAATTGGAACCCATATTCACCAGATTCAGTCAATTTAAGACCGGATTCAGTTACTGGACTAGTCCCACCCGAACCAGATCTAAGGCGTATAAACGCATCATAATCTCCCGATGCCGCGGTTATATCCAATAGTTCTGTTGGGGTAGTCGTCCCGATACCGACGTTGCCTTCAGAATTTATGACCATATCAGCTGTGCTACTTTGAGAACCACTGTATCCCATACCGAAGCACAGTAAACCATGAACACCTGCACTACTCGACATACCTGTGTATGCTTTCGGTTGAAACCATATTTTGGCGACATCTACTGGAGTTGGGTTAGACCAGTTGGGAGCTCCGGCACCACCGTAACTATTGAGGTCTGACCTAAACGTGATACCCTGTATGGTATCATCAGCTGGATTACTTCCATTTGCGGGGACAGTGTAATCTTTGTAAAATGTCAACAATGAACTCGGACTTGTCGTCCCGATACCGACGTTTCCCGCAGCATTTATAACCATACGTGATGTGTGTACGGAATTTTGACCATAATCGAAGTTTAGGGATCGTTTAGTTCCGTCAGATGCATCACCATTTGCGTAAATTCTATAATCACCCGCAGCACCTGTGGAATTTCCCCACGCATCAGTGCTTCGAGATGTCGTCGTATAAAAATCAAATCTGGGATATGCAGCACTTATACGACTAGTTCCATGCGTGTCAAAAATTGTGAGAGGATTAGTCGTCCCGATACCGACCCTATCATTCACCGAATCGACAAAGAGAGTATCGGTATCTACGGCGACGTTCCCGGTCACGGCCAAATCCCTCCCTACCGAAACGTTTGCGGTGGTGACCAGACCTGTGGTAACGTTGGAGACCTCGATCGTGTGTGGTGTGACATTCCCGAGTGCTGTGGTATTCGCGAGGGTATGGGTCGTGGCGACAACCTCGACGGTCCCAAGTTGGAGCGTTCCCCCAACATTGAGGTTTGAGGAGGTCGTGACCCCTGTCGTGACATTCGTAAAGTTTACTGTCCCCGTAACTTCCGAACCCGTGGGCTGAAACTCGATAGCCCCGAGTTTCAAAACGTCGGTGTGTACGTTCCCTGTGACCCGCAAGTGTGCATTCTTGATATCGAGGAACGAATTTTCATTCGTCACGTAATACGACATATCTACTATTTGGGGAGGTTTTTTTAAACGAAAAAGTCCGGAGGACGGGACAAGTGCTTCGCACTTGGAACTCTCTTTCTTACAAAGTGGGAGGCACTTTGGAGGAAATGTTTATGCGATAGCGCGTATTGTTAATTGAGGTGGGTGTATTACATCCGTCCCAATTCCATCCCAAAAGTCATTTACATGAAGTCTACTTTGAT